AAAAGCCAAAACCAAAACCAAAGCCCAAAAAGGTAAAACTAAATGGCGATAACTCTTGATGCAACTGTTGGCGGTGCAAATGCAAACACCTATATCACTCTTGCTGATGCAAACTCATTTATTGAAGGTTTAGTCCTCAGTGATGACGCTGCTGCATGGGATGGGTCAACCACCGATAATAAAAATCGTGCATTGTTTACAGCTGCACAAAGAATTGATCGTGAAAAGTTTTTAGGGGCTAGGGTAAATGATACCCAAGCATTAGAATGGCCAAGATCAGGAGTAAGAAAACCTGATACTTACACAAATTTGTATGGTTTGAGTTTCCCAAACAGATTAGTTGCTGATTATTATACCGATACTGAAATTCCAGATCGTGTAAAAAATGCACAGGTCATTTTGGCTGTTTATTTAAACAACAATAGGAACGGGTTAGAATTAAGTGGTCTGGAAGATTTTGCAACTGTGAGTATTGGTAATATAAATGCAACACCTAGATTCTTTGGTCAGGTTGGTATTGATCGAATTCCACCGATAGTTGATCATTACCTGATGGGTATTAGAATAGGTGGAAGAGCAAACTTACAAATCAAGAGGTCATGAAAATGGGTTACGAATATCCAGCAGCAAAAATTATTAATGATACAGCAGCCCATACTGGAAGATTTGGTAAGGTTGTTGCCCTTCAAGATTCTGTCATTGCCACTCTTGTTTCTGAAAACATTACAGGTGATCTGACATCTTTACAGTTTAAATCTACTGCTGAAATAGAAGGTGTTATAACAAGCATTACACTGACAAGTGGCACTGTCATTGCTTATTTATTGTGATCTCAGATTATCCAGCAGCAAAAATTATTAATGATACCAGCGTCCACACTGGGCGTTTTGGTAAGGTGATGGCATTACAGGATTCTGTAATCACTATTGGAAAACTTTTTGATTCAGTACCATTAGTTGATGATATTACAGATTTTGATAGTATATTGCCAGCATTTGAAGGAGATCATAGTTCAGTTCAATTAAAAGCGGGAGCAGAATTTTTTGGCCCTTTTTCTGTTGTTGTATTAGACAGCGGCACTGTTATTGTGTATAGATTATGAGTTTAGCCAACGCACTAAAAAAAGCAGCATCAAAGACACTGAGCAAACTTGGTGGTGATGTGACCATCAGAAGAGTAACAGCTGGTAGTTATAACACAACAACTGGGGCTATTGCAGAATCTACATCTGACACTACTGTTAAAGGTGCATTAACAAATGTAAGCAGATCCGAGGTAAATGATCTGATTGAATCACAGGATAAAAGATTAACAATATCAGCAGGGGATTTATCATTTGTACCAACAACCAAAGACAGGGTTGTTATAAGCAGTGTTGAGTTTAAAATTATCCAGGTGATTACAAATGAACAAAATAATACAGCAATAAGTTTTGATCTTATCTTGAGGTAACTATGGCCAGAGAAATAAACCTAACTGATATCGGAAATCATTTCGGTGAAAAAGTCCAAAAGACTGTAACAAAGGCAACTTTCAAGGCAGAAAAGGATATTAAAGAATTTACTCCTGTAGATACTGGTAATTTAAGAAATTCATTTCAAACTAAAATAGAACCTTATCTTGGAGAAGTTTTTACAAACGTGGAATATGCAGAACCTGTTGCTTATGGAACAAACTTACCTCCAAGCTGGGGTGGTCAATATAGAACAAGACAAAATACAATAAAAGGATATCCAGAACTTATTGCAAAGCAACTGGAGCAGTTTATTAGAGATGAATTTAGGAGGTCATAATGGCAGCAGTTGATTTAAACACCGTAAGATCCACAATAGAGGCTAGGCTTGCAACAGAACTTGCATCAAGTCCAGCAATACCTGTTGTATTTAACAACATGGCTTTTGATTCGACAACAGAAGATACTTTTGTTCAATGTCAGACAAGTTTTGGTTCTGGCAGTTATTTAACAATGGGAGGATCTGCCAATTCTACAAACAGTGTTGTTGGTTTATTTTTGATAAATATATTTACAGAAGAAGGAATAGGCCCAGGGTCTAACTATGTGATTGGCAAAAGATTACGTGACCTCTACAATAACATTACAGTTTCAAATGTTATTTTTGATTCACCAATTGGCCCTGAAGTTTTAACATCAAGTCCTGAAGGTAAGTTTCAAACTCAGATCAGAATAACTTTTGAAATATTTGAAGATCTTTAATTATGCCAAAACTTGTAATAACAGAAGAAATGCTTGATGCAATCGAAGTAGTCAAAGGCGTAAGGGATTCCAGAATGTGGGATCCAAATTGTAAAAGATATATGGAGAATCAAGAAAAATCTAAAAAAGATGTAAAAAAAACAAAAAAAGGTTAATATAAAATAAATACTTTCTTTTTGTTATGGCTGCTGTAAAAGGTGATGTCGGTAAAATAATGTTCCATAACGCTGCTGGAACAGAAGCTGATATATCAGGTCTTAGAAATTGGTCTTTATCAATTACCAAAGATACTCAAGAGACTACAGTGCAGGGTGATACCTCAAAAACTTTTGTTGGTGGTCTTATTTCTGGTGAAGGTTCAGCAACCCTAATTTATGACAATGCTGGTAACAGTGATTATTTAGCATTTGTTGAGGATGTTTTAACTACAGGTGATGCTGCTGACGCATTGTTTGAATTATTCCCAGATAGTTCGGCAAGTGCAAAGAAATTTGGTTTTTCTGGAATCATCACAGGTGCAGAATATGGAGCAACACTTGGTGAGATCCAAGAAATAAATATCACCTTCCAGACTTCAGGTGCAATTACTTCAGATATATAGTAAATTTCAAATAACTAACCCCAACTAAATATGGCAACAAAAAGAACCGTTGATCTAATCACTGAGGCTTTCAGTGAGGTGATGACATCAAGAAGAAAATATGAATTAAAAAAGCCAAATGGTGAATTACTAAAAGAAATATATTTTCCACCTTTAACAAGATTTGACAGAATACAAGCCCAAGCAGCTGCTGGTACTGATGAGGCTTTGGCAATATCAACAAGATTACTTTGTCAGTTAGCACAAAACGAAGATGGCTCAAAAGCATTTCATTCTGCTGATGCTGAGAATTTAAAAAGATTTCTTCCTGAGACTGTCTTAAATGAACTTGAACTATTCATGATGGATATAAAAGTTGATTTAGATACAGCAAAAAACGAATAAGGCGAGATAACTGGCTAAATTTTGAGTTTTTTCTCGCAACAGAATTAGGTAAAACATTAGAAGAATTAAGAAAACTTATTACAGAGGAAGAGCTTGTTTATTGGGCTGCATATTATGAAGTAAAAAATGACAGGGAAAAACAAGAATTAAATCGTCAAAAGAACAAAACAAGGTAAGATATATAATAAAGGTTATTTGTTTTTGTGGCACAATCAACAGTCAGATTAATAGTTGATGCTCAAAATGCAATCTCTCCACTAAAGAGAGTAAATGAACAGACCAAAGCTTTAAGCACAAGTACAGATAAACTAAAAGGTAGACTAGATAGAAGCAATAGATCTCTTCGAGATACAGGAAGGGCAGCTAAAACTGCAAGTACTGGTGTTGCAACTTTAACAAAAACATTTGCTCCATTACTAGCTGCTGTATCAGTTCTTGGTTCGGCAAGATTTGTATTCTTTAAAACGGCTGAATTAGAAACACAGAGAGCAAGTCTTAAACAATTAACTGGTTCTCTTGAAAAAACCAATAAAATTATTTCTGATTTACAAGAATTTGGTGCTGTTACACCTTTTACAAGTGCTGAATTAATAGAACAGACAAAAAGATTAAAGGCGTTTGGTTTTGAAACTGAAGAATTAGTTGATACTACAAAAAGATTATCAGATGTCGCTGGTGCCACTGGTGCTGATCTTACAGGCATAGCAACGGCATTTGGACAGATCAGAGCAAAAGGAAAATTACAGCAAGAAGAGAATTTGCAGTTACTAGAAAGAGGAGTTGATATTACAACAGAACTTAAACGAATAACAGGATTACAAGGTGATGCTTTTGAAAAAGCACAAAGACAAGGAAAAATAGGTGCAGATCTTGTGAATAAAGCGTTAATTAATTTAACTAATGAAGGGGGTGCATTTTTTGGTGGTGCAACTGCACAGGCAGAAACATTAAACGGAAAATTATCAACTTTACAAGATACTATTGACACACTTGCAAGAACTATTGGAACTGAGCTTGAAGATGAGATAAAAAGTGTTTTAGATTTTAGTATTAAAGCAGTAAAAACTGTTGATAAATTAATAAAGAATTTTAGTATTTTAGAAAAAGCTATTGATGTAATAAATCCTTTTGAACAAATAAGATCTCTTCAACAACAGCTTGATAAAGAAGAAGAAATTACTGAAACTTTTATTGGCAGACCAACTATACAAAATGAAATTATTAAAAATAATCAGGAAATTATTAAAAATCTTGAAAAACAATTGAATTTACTTGAACCTATAGAAGATAAATTTATGAAGATAGGAGAAAGTGTTGAACAAGGTATTGTTTCAAACCTCACCGATGCTGTAATGGGTACACAAACACTTGCTCAAGCTGCAATCGGTGTTTTAAATAATTTAAAAAGAAAACTTGTTGAGTTAGCGATACAACAAGCCGTTTCTGGTATAGGTGGAAGGATTGGTGGATTTTTGGGCAATATATTTGGCAAAAGGGCAAACGGTGGCCCTGTTTCTGCTGGTGGTGCATATTTAGTTGGTGAAAGAGGCCCAGAAATTTTACAGATGGGTTCAAGAGGTGGAAATATAATTCCAAACAATGCTATCGGTGGAGGAGGTACAACAAATATGATCACTGTAAATGTAGATGCAACTGGTAGTTCTGTTGAAGGAAACGGATCAGAAGCCGATCAGTTAGGCGGTTTGATTGCCAGTGTAGTTCAGGCAACTATAATTGATGAACAAAGGGCAGGGGGTTTATTAAATAGATAATGGCAAGTTTTCCAGATATTTCTCCCACCTATGGGATGAGAAAAAGAAGTAAACCAAAAGTAAGAGTCTCTTCCCTTGGTGATGGTTATGAGTTCAGGGCGTTATATGGCCTTCCTTTCTCTCAGGATCCAAAAGTATATGATCTTACTTTTAATGTGTCTGAGGCTGATTCAGACATCATTGAAGCGTTTTTAGAAACAAGGGTTGCAGATCAGGCCAGTTTTACATTTACACCACCAGGCGAAAGATTAACAAAGACAGGTTCCTATTCACAATCAGGTACAGTTATAACAATAACAGTCACTTCACATACCTTACTTAAAGGTGATTCTATAGTTATTGATTTTACGACAGGTTCCAGCACCGATGGAACATATTCAGTAACCTCAGTAACGGATACAGATACTTTTACTGTTACAGCCTCTTCAAGTGCCACAAATTCTGGATTATGTACTTTTACAAAATTAGGAACAGGTACTTATGTTTGCGATTCATGGACAAAAACTATTCCTTATAACAACAGAGCAATTATAAACTGTTCTTTCCGTGAAGTATTTGAACCATAGATGGCAATACCTACAAGCGCACTTCAGGGATTAACAAATAAATCTATTATTGAGTTATATTCTGTTGAATTAAAAGCTGATATTCATTATACAAAAGCAGCAAAAACAGCAACATATTCACAGAGTGGTAATACAATTACTATTACATTAAACTCACATGGTTTTTCTGCCGGTCTGATTTTAAGCCTTGATTTTACATCAGGTAATGGAATTGATGGTATTTATACAATACAAACAGTTGCCACAAATACTTTTACAGTTACAGGTACAACTTCACAATCTACAAGCGGTAATGTTTCTTTCAATGTAAATGCAACAATAGCAAATCCAACTGTTTATCTGTTTCATAGTGGAAATAATATGAAAGACAGCACAGACATTGTATGGCAAACAAATACATATTCAAGAATGCCTGTAAAAGCTGAAGGTTTTAAATATTCTGGTAAAGGTAAACTACCAAGACCAACTTTGACTCTTTCAAACTTATTAGGAACTATTACAGCAATATTACAACTTACAAATCAAACCACAGCATTATCTGATTTGGCAGGGGCTAAAGTTACAAGACGCAGAGCTTTAAGCAAAGATCTTGATGAGGTTAACTTTTCATCTGATGTAAATCCATATAAAAGCGGTTCTGTTGATCCTTCAGCAGAGTTACCACGTGAGGTTTATTTTATTGAAAGAAAAACTGTTGAAAATAGAAACATTGTACAATTTGAACTTGTAAGCTCTTTTGATCTGTTTGGTATTTCTGCACCGAAAAAACTTGTAACAAAGGCCGACTTTGCAGGCGTTGGAACATTTGTTAATTTTTAATTATGACTTGGAAAGAATCTTTTATAAAATATGCAAAAAAACAAGCACCAGAAGAGGCTTGTGGTTTGCTGGCAATTATCAAAGGCAAAGAAACTTTTTGGCCTTGTAAAAATTTAGCAGAGGGTAAGTTTGAATTTTTTATTCTTGATCCTGATGATTGGGCAGAATGTGAAGATACTGGAGAAGTTATTGGGGTGATACATAGTCATCCTGTAGGGGCGGCAACGCCTTCTGATACAGACAGGGCGGCTTGTGAACATCTTGGGTTTCCATATTATATTTACAGTATTGAACACGATCATTGGGAGTCTTTTGAGCCTACAGGCTGGAAAGCGCCTTCATTGATCGGTAGGAAATTTATCTGGGGCAAATATGACTGTTGGAGTATAATTTCTGATTGGTATTTGGAAACTAAGAAAATAAAATTAATGGATTGGAAAAGACCAAAACGAATCAAAGATTTTATTGAAAACCCTTTGTTTGAAAAAGGTTTACCGATAACAGGATTTAAAAAACAAGAAAGTAATAAAAATTTAGAAGTTGGAGATGTTTTGCTTTTTCAATCAATAACTGGAAATCTTGATCATGTCGCTGTTTATATAGGTGATAACATGATATTGAACCATAATATAAAAGCCTTGAGTTGTAGAGAACTTTTTGATTTAAGATATCAACAGGCACTTAGAGGAGTTTATAGATATGCGTCTTAAAAAAATAAAAGTATATGGAAAATTAAGGCAATTTTTAGGAAAGTCATATTTTATGGCTGCGGTCAAATCACCACAACAGGCAATGAGTTTTTTGATTGCAAATTTTGAAGGAATACAAAAACATATGAATGATCAGATTTATAAGATAAAAATGGGAGGCAGGGTTATCACAGAAGAATATTTATCAATGACAGGTCAGGGTGATATACAAATTATTCCGGTTGCGACAGGATCTTTACCTATAGTTGCTGGTGGCATATTGACTGCTCTTGGAGGAGGTACAACTATTTTGGGTTTAACAATAGGTTCTGCAGTTGCCCCTATATTTACAGCATTAGGAACTTCAATGTTAATCGGAGGTGTTACTGATCTTTTAGCACCACAAAATCCAATTCCTGATGTTTCAAGTGTTAGTGACATTGACCCAGCCATAAGAGGGTCATATTCGTTTAGTGGTATTCAGAATGTCAGTTCAAGTGGTGTTCCAATTCCTATAATTTACGGGGCTGTCTTCAGTGGCTCAATTATAATAAGTTCAGGAACAGATTCTACTCAAGTAGTTAAGAGCATAACCTGATGCCTAGATTAGTTGATGATCAATTATTTGGAACTGATAGAAAGGTTGTTGATCCTGACCTGATAGATGGTGGCCTGCGTAGTAAACAATTTGCAACAGTATTAGATTTACTTGGATATGGAGAAATAGATTCAATATTAGATCCTGGTGGTGCTGGTACTAATACCTTCAGAAAAAATGTTTTTCTTGATGGCACACCATTACAAAACGTAAATGGTGAAGAAAATTTTTCTGATGTAGAAATTTTTTTTAAGAATGGTGCATCAGATCAGACAGCATTACAAGAAATAAATGCGATAGAAAATACTGTTCCTGTAAATGTGGAAGTAACAAAAGCAACTTCTGTCACAAGATCAATTACAGATACTAATGTTGATAAGGTAAGAGTAAGCATACAGGTTCCAAGCCTACAAAAGTTTGAAGATAATGGAGACATAATTGGAACTGAAGTAAAAATATCAATACGAATTACAGAAAATGATGGAACTGTTCATGATCCAGTACAGGCAAATTCTATTAACGGAAAAGCAACAAGTCCTTTTGTAAAAGACTTTGAGATTAAGTTTGAAAAAACAATGAGCTTTCCAGTCTCAATAACAGTTATTAGAAATACAGATGACAGCACAGAATCAATACTACAAAACAAAACAAACTTTTTATCTTTAACAGAAATTAATACTGATACAAGTGCTTATCAAGGTTTTGCTTATGTTGCCATAAGATTTAACGCACAGGAATTTCAAAGCTATCCAAAACGTATGTACCGTATCAAGGGTACAAAAATTAAAGTTCCAAGCGATACAACTATTGATAGTGATAATGGAAGAGTTATCTACCCTGATGGCTATGTTTTTGATGGGACTTTTAAAACAGACAAAGAATGGTGTTCTGATCCAGCTTGGATTTTATATGACATCTTGACTACAGACAAAGGTTTTGGCGGGACAGATGGTGTTATTGATTCAGATACTTTAGATGTTTTTAGTTTTTATTCTGCAAGTGCTTATGCCAGTGAATTAATAACAGATCCCATCACAGGAACAACAGAGCCAAGATTTAGTTGTAATGTAATTCTGAATCAAAAAAATGATGCTTATTCCTTGATAAATGATTTATGCTCTGTGATGAACGCGATGCCATTCTATAGCAATGGATCATTGCAAATATCTCAGGATAGACCAACTAATACATCAACTAATACATCTGACGCTCAATATATTTTCAATAACTCAAATGTTACAGAGGAAGGTTTTACATATCAGGGTGTAGGACAAAGAACAAAATATACAGAGGTTGAGGTTGCTTATTTTGATAATGAAACTCAAACAATAGATTATGAATTAGTTACAACTGCTGATATAACAGCCTTGTCTGGTTCAATATCTAAATTCGGAAAAACTAGAAAGACATTAAAAGCTTTTGCCTGTACCTCAAGAGGTCAAGCAAATAGATTAGGACGTTGGTTTTTATATTCAAATTTAAAAGAATCTGAGGTTGTATCTTTTACAACTACTCTTGAAGCTGGTGTGATTGTAAGACCTTCTACAATTATTGCCATTGCAGATTCATTGAGGGCAGGGGTAAGAAGAGGAGGGCGTATAAAATCAGTTACTGATACAACTACTATTGTTGTAGATGATGAAGATAACACTGATTTAACAACAGAAAATTCTGCAACATTATCAGTTGTTTTATCTGATGGTTCTGTTGAGAGTAGATCAATTAGTTCTATAAGTGGCACAACAATAACAGTTTCTTCTGCTTTTTCATCAGCACCTTTAGCAAACAGTGTCTGGGCTATAGAAAATACTTCTGTTGAGTTTCAAATTTATCGTGTAGTTTCTATCGAAGAAGACAATGAATTTGAATATACTATTACAGCAGTTATTCATGACACAAATAAGTATGCACAGGTAGAAGATACAACTGTTGCTGCTAATCCAAGAACAATAACAACTCTACTAAATGAAAAACCATCTCCAAGTAACTTAACAGTTACAGAACAAATAGTTGAACTTAATAATAGAGCCGTGTCAAAAATATTTGTCGCATGGGAACCAGTACAAGGAGTAAAGGAATATTTATTAGAATTTCAATTTGAAAATGATAATCCAGAAAGAGTTAGGGTTGCCAGACCAAGTTTTGAACTTTTTGAATCAAGATTAGGTTCTTATACTTTTGCTGTTAAATCTTTTAATACATTAGGAAAATTAAGTTCTGGTACTTCACTAATTACTTTTACTGCTGTAGGAAAGACAGCATTTCCAGCAGATGTTCAAAATGTACAGATTGAACCTTTATCCGATCAATTTATAAGATTACGTTTTGATAAATCAACAGATGTAGATGTTATACACGGAGGAAACGTCATAATTCGCGGATCTAATCTTACAACTGGTGCATCTTTTACAGATTCTGTTGATGTTATTCCAGAATTATCAGGTAATGTAAATGAAACTATTGTTCCTAATATTGTTAATGGAACTTATTTTTTAGCTTTTAGAGATGACGGTGGCAGAATAAGTGCTAACGCTGCGTCGATAAAAAATATTTCAACACAACCAGATATATTTCCTAAATTAACAGTTTTAACAGATAGAGAAGATACAGATGGCACACCTTTTAATGGTGCAAAAGTTGGTTGTTTTTTTGATAGTACATTAAATGGTCTTGTGCTTGGTCTTGAAAATACTATTGATAGTGTTTCAGATTTTGATGCCATAGAAGATTTAGACTTGTTAGCCAACACAGTTGTATCAGGTGGAACTTACAGTTTTGCAAACACTTTAGATTTGGGTGGCAAACAACCAGTAGTCTTACAAAGACATTTTGTCACCAAGGGTTTTTATATAAATCAGCTTTTTGATGAAAGAAGTGCAAATGTAGATACATGGACTGATTTTGATGGTACAACTGTTGCCGTTGATGTAAACGCTAAATTATTAGTGGCAACAACTGATTCAGACCCAGATACCTCAACTGCTGGAACTTATGCCATTTCAGGAACCACTATAACTATTACAAAATCCTCTCATGGATATTCTGTCGGTAGTTTTGTAACGGTTGATTTTACATCTGGTACTGGTGTTGATGGAGATTATCAGATACAAACTGTACCTGATGCGAATACTTTTACATTAACTTCTGCAACATCGTTATCAACCAGTGGTAATTGTAATTTCAGCGCAGAATTTAGTCAGTTTAACCCCTTTGTAAATGGTAAATATATTGCAAGGGGTTTTAAATTTAGATGTGATATGTCAACAAAAGATATTGCACAGTCAATTGAAATTGAACAGTTGGGATATACAGCACAAATAGAAAGCAGAACAGAAACAAGCCTTGGTAATGCAGGAGCTTCTGCTGGTGGATTTATTGCTTCTGGTACTTCCACAAAGTCAGTGACTTTTACCAATAGTTTCTTTACTGGTCAGTCAGGCACCAGCGTTGCAGCAAATTCTGTTTTACCTTCAATCGGTATAACAATAGAAAATCAATCGCAAGGTGATTTCTTTGTTTTATCGAATATAACTGGGACTGGTTTTGATATTGATGTAAAAGATTCTGGTGGTAATAATGTTAATAGAAATTTCAAATATGCAGCGACAGGATTTGGGCGTGGTAGTTAATTTTAGGGTAGTATATAATTAAATAAAATTTTGTATTACAAATGGCACAGGCTTCAGATTATACAATAGACAACTCGACGGGTGCTAACGTCAGGGCTGATATAAATACTGTTTTACAAGCGATAGCAACAAATAATTCTGGTTCCTCGGCTGCAAGTACAACCTTTGCAAGTGGTTTTTTTGCTAATACTTCTACAAGTATGATGCAACTTAGAAATACATCAAATAATGCTTTCTTAAATTTATTTACATTAGCTGGTGGGCCAGCATTTCCTATTGATGGAACGATAAATTCAATTAATATTGGTAAAGGAGCAAACTCTGTTGCTGGTAACACTGTTCTTGGAGAGGGTGCTTTAGATGCTTCTGTTTCTGGTGGAAATAACACCGCTATTGGTATAAGCACATTAACGGCTAATACAAGTGGAGCATCAAATACAGCTTTAGGTGGACATGCCTTAGCTGCTAATACTTCAGGGACAGAAAATGTTGCTGTGGGACAAGGTGCTTTAACTACCAGCACTACTGGTCATAACAACACAGCCGTAGGTCACGCAGCATTAAATGTTGCTACAACTGCATCTAACAATACTGCGGTTGGAAAACTAGCATTAGCAGCAAACACAACTGGAGCATCTAACACAGCTTTAGGAGCAAATGCTTTAGATGCAAACACCAGTGCCAGTAATAATACCGCTGTGGGTTATAACAGTTTGGGTGCTAATACAGATGGAACTAACAACACTGCCGTGGGTTCTGGTGCTTTAGATGTTAGTACTACGGCAGATGATAATTCAGCGCTGGGTTTTGACGCATTGGGAGCAAACACTACAGGTTCAGAAAATAGTGCTTTTGGTAGGGGGTCGTTACAATCAAATACTACAGGAAATGCAAACACAGCATATGGAAGAACTTCTTTAAGTAGTAACACTGAAGGCATTAACAATACGGCAGTGGGTCTTAGTGCATTAGGATTAAGCCAAACATCAGGTAATAACACTGCAGTTGGACATCTTGCTTTATCACAATCCGTTTCTGGTTCAAACAATACTGCTCTAGGTTCCGCTGCTGGTGATGTTATAACAACTGGAGATAACAACACATCTCTTGGTTATCAGGCAGATCCTTCTTCTGCTACAGCGACTAATGAAGTAACTCTTGGTAATTCAAGTATTTCTGCAATTCGTTGTCAAGTTCAAACAATCAGTGCTCTTTCTGATGAAAGAGATAAGACAGATATTATTGATTCAGAAGATGGACTTGATATCATTAATGCACTTAGACCAAGAAAATTTACTTGGGCAATGCGTGAACCTAGTGACAACGATGGAAAAACAGAACTTGGTTTTATTGCGCAAGAAATAGATGCGGCTTTGGGTGATAAAAATGATTATATCGGTGCGGTTTATAAATCCAATCCAGAAAAATTAGAAGCATCCTATGGAAAATTTGTTCCGATATTAGTAAAAGCGGTACAGGAATTGTCAGCAAAAGTCACAGCCCTCGAAGCAGGGTAAACTATAGGCAACTACTTTTTTATCATGGAAGAAAGAACAACAGATGAAATTGCAGCAATCTACTCTGCTGCTGGTCATAGCGTCACCTTAATCAACAAAGATGAAAGTTATTCAGCATATACAACAAGAACAGAATCTTCTGATACTGAGGCAGAATGGAAAGCAATGATAGAAAGAAATGTAAAACATCTTGAAATTATTAAAGCTTATAAAAAACTTGATGAAACAACATCAATATGGACATCTGAGTCGTTTACAGATATTGATACTGCTATAACTAAAGGAAAGACACTTTACTCTTAAATTATGGATATACAAAAATTAGAAGAAACAAAACAACAATTGTTAATTGAAAAAGAAAAGCAACTTGCAAATCTTTATGAAATTACTGGTGCATTAAAATTGTTGGATCAGCAGATTTTAGAAATGCAAGAGTCATCATCAGATAAGGTGACATCAACTATAGAATCAAAAAACTAAGACATGGCAATTAATCCAGGCGTTGCAAATTTTGATTTAAAAAGAAGGGCTGATTTTCCTATCAGACTTACTTTTAAGGATTCCACGGGTTCTGCAATTAATTTAACTGGTTATACTGTCGCAGCTATGGTCTACAGTGATGATCGCAGTACTAAATATGCCGACTGGTCTGTTACCTACACCAATAGAACAGGTGGTATTATTGATATGCAATTATCTGATACTGATACAGCAAATTTCACCCCTTCAAGTTTAAAATATGATGTCTTGTTGACTGATGGAAATGGTTTGAAACAATATTATTTAGAAGGAACATTAACAATTACTGAGGGTTATACAACATGACATCTTCCAATCAAGTTACTGTTAGTCAGGTTTCTGATGTAACGACAGTTGAAATTACAACTCAGGGGCCACAGGGTGCAAGCGGTAGCGGTAGCGGTGGTATATCAAATGTTGTGGAAGATACCTCACCACAGCTTGGTGGTAATTTAGATGTAAATGGACAAGATATTGTTTCCACCTCTAATGGAGCTATTGAATTAGATCCTAACGGTTCTGGTGTTGTTATTTTTAAAGGTAATTCTACTAAAGGAGCAGGGCAATTTAAATTAAATTGTGAACAAAATAGTCACGGTATAACAATTAAGGGGCCACCACATTCAGCGGCTGCAAGTTATACTCTTACACTTCCAAATAATGATGGTGATAGTGGTCAATATTTACAGACTGATGGAAATGGTGTCACTTCATGGGTTACTGCAAGTTCAACTGACAGCACAAAAATGCCTCTTGCTGGTGGTACTTTTACAGGTTCTGTTACCTTTGAAGATGCTATTAATGAAAATGTATATGCCATAACTGATGGTAATGCCGCCTTAGATCCTGATAACGGTATGATACAAACATGGACACTTGGAGCCAATAGAACTGCAACTGATAGCTTAACTGCCGGTCAATCCATGCTGCTTGTAGTTACAGCAGGGTCTAACACATTAACATTTCCAACAATTACATGGGCTGGTGGTTCTGCTCCTACCCTGTCAACAAGTAAACCTACAGCAATAGAATTATTTAAAATTAGTAGTACTTTATATGGAGCGTTAGTGGGAGATCTGGGATGAGGAGCCATTTGCTACGTGCTGCTGCTGGTACTGCTGCAGTTAGTAGTGGTATTAATTATGTTAGTAGCAATTTGAGAATGCACCTCGATGCTAACAGTTATAGTGGCTCTGGTGATTGGCTAGATGCAACCTCAAATAATAATGATGGAACCATAGTAGGAGATAGTATTACCTATACAGCAGTCAGTGGATCTACTGGAGCTTACTTTACTTTTACTGGAACAAACAACCACAGAATAGACGTAACAGATAGCTCAAGTGGTGGTGGATTGAATACAACTACGTTAATGAATGGTAGTAATAATTTTAGTATTAATATATGGTTTAATACAACATCATTTCCAGCCTCAACAACTTATCAAATCTCACCAATGATATTGAATATAGGGCGTAGAGAAATATTTATTGTTCATGGTGACAACGTAGCAACTAATGAAGTTGGTGTTTCGGGAAATAACGGCAGTTGGAATAATTTTGTAGGCTCAGGAACATTATCAACAGGTGTATGGTATAACCTTTGTTTTACTTTCAATTCTTCAAATGGTCATGTTCTTTATATGAACGCCCAAAGTGTAGATACCAATTCAAGCACTGCAGCATTTTCTAATTATTATTTTAATTCAGATACAAATATTGGTGGAGAAACATTACACGCTGGTAATCGTGCTTATAACGGAAAGATAGCATTAGTAAGTATCTATGAAGATACACTTACATCCACTGAAGTAACGCAAAACTGGAACGCATTTAAAGGGCGTTTTGGTTACTAACTTATTATGAACTATGCAATTCTTGATGGTAGTACTGTAAAAAGTACTGGTGCCATCCAAACATTATTTCCAAACACTTGCTTCCCAAGCAGTGGAGTTCCTACATCATTTCTTACAGAAAACAATGTAGTAGAACTTATAGAAACTCTTAGTTATACCACACCATCACAGAAGTTATCTAAAGTAGATGCTTATGTAGATAGTGGTAAGGTTTATAACGTTAAAGTAGAATCTACAACAACAGATGAGCAGACTGCATTAATTACTGCTAAGTGGGTAGAGGTAAGAATGGAAAGGGATATACTTCTACAACAAACAGATTGGAGAGCCAGTGGTGATCTTACATTGTCAGACGATTGGAAAACTTATCGTCAGGCATTAAGAGATGTACCAACACAATCTGACCCGTTCAATATCACATGGCCTACAGCACCTTCTAGCTGAATATTTTTTTATGAATTATGCCTGCCATGACATAAGCTGGTGCTATACCTATAATTGAAGTTAACACTACCAGTTTTAGTAATTTACAGATCATGTTTCAAAAAATCGCTAATGTTTTGAGTATCATCTCATTTGTAATGGTAGCTTCCATGAGTGGTGGAGCGTACTTTGGTTACAAGTATGTAACTTCAGAAAATTTTAAATCTCAGGTTATGAATGAGATCCTTGGTAATGTTTCTGGGATGATGCCTAAATTATTAGATAATGGTTTACCTAAAATGACAGGCCCATCAATGCCAATAATAAAATGAATTGCTATTGGTGCGATACAGAGCTAATCATAGGTGGAGACATTGATATTGAAGAAGATATGAATGGTTATCCTGAGTTTTCGGTAATGACTAACCTATCCTGTCCTAAATGCTTCTCAGAAGTAGAAGTATTAAAGAAAAGAGATGCCTACGATTGATATACCTGATATAAATATTCGTGATATTTATATTCCAAACGTACCAGAACCTTATACTCCTCATTATCTAAGTATTACAAAGCCACCAGATATTGATGTTCCTGGTTGTACCTATAAACATCGTGATATAAAAAATACTGGTAATCGTAATTTGTTATTGGAAGATCCAAATGGTGTATTTACAACGTGTGATTTTCCGTTTCCTAGTTTTGTACCTCTTGACTATACATCTGAGAATATGGTCATTACAGAAGAACCGCTTGTCAATAATGAAGCACCGCCCTTACCAGAAACAGAGCAGCCAAAAATTCCTCCACCACCTGACCCTCCCCCACCAGATTTCCCTCCTTGCCCTGGTAAAAACGATCAACGAGTAGGAGACTTTCGTAACGATAAACGATTGGAACGTGTTATAGGCCACGAAAGAAGCGAAGATGGTAGTAAATGTATAACTCTCTATGAAGACGTTGCGTTCATTGAGCAATACATACCAAATCCTCCACAGCTTATTAGTACTGCTGCTATTGCTACTGTTGCTGCCACTACTCCACTACTGCTTAATATTGTCAAACCCCTAGTAAAAAATCTAATAAAAAAGCTGACAAAAAAGAAAAAAGATGTAGAATAATACATAAGCATCTGTCTTATGGGTCGCTCCATAATGAGAAGACGTTAGGATTAAAACCCCTAGTCGACAGTTGTTATTCTGTCATTAATACCTTTGCGGGTATTTGAGAAAAGACTGGATTAATAACTTTGTTATTGATTGCTTGATGACGGAATACTTTTAAGCAACCAGACCTGATAAAGAGTAGATTAAGTTCTACCTCCTCACTGTCAGAGCGTCAGTTGCTTATTAAGCAAAAGAACTTTTAACCACAGCTAACACTCCCTAGTTAAGGGCGAGCTTTTGCTTCTTTAGACAAGTCTTACCACAGCCCGTGGCTTGTCTATTTTAATTTGTGACTGTGTGGGATAACTTGATTTGGCGGAATATTAACAACAATATCTTCACAGGTAATAGCACTAGGAGTATTAGGTTTAAAAGTAGCTCCAAGTTTTGCTTGCTCTGCACATATTTTTAAACGATATAAGCTAACTTCCATCGCTAATTTTTTGTACAGCAATTCTTGATTTTTTATATTTACTTCAGTTGCTTTATGACAAAGAGCAGGTGACTTGCCTAACGGAATATTAAGTTGTGCAGAGATCCCATAGTTTAAATTGAAATTATCTTTTTCAAATCTAGGTATTTCTGAATAATATATAACCTCTCCTGTCTCTTCATCATAAATTGGTGTTCTAGTGATTGATTCTTTAGGTAGTGCGAAAGACCAACTATCGGTTAAATATGGAGTGATAGTAAGACTAGGAGAAGCACAAACTATACCCTGACTCATTCTGTAAGATGGCATGGCTGACGGGGTTATCATGGTGGCATTATTATTAACTACCCCGGTATTTTGCGATTGAGGCGAGGCAATTGTGGTCGAAGCTAAAGATGGTTTTATAGGAATCAGTAGGACAACTACTGCCCAAAGGTAGTTGTAGTTTCTGTGGTTGTGCTTGTATTTATTTGACGAGTTATAGTGGTTACTGTGTCTAGCCCTGGGGTTATTAGAGTTTCTTGAAGAGAAAAGGCTGCTCCATCGTTTGATATTGACCAGCGAGGTATAGCTTCTAAGTTTGGTGAAGTCCAATTAAAATTTACTCCCCCGACTGTTTGTTGGTTCGTAGTCGTAGGAGTAGGGTTGATATATCCCGTTTCAGATTTGATATTATGTCCTGATGCTGAGTATGAGTATCCTGTGCGATATTGATGGCTCGTAATTGTTTCATTAATTATTGATTCAGATGTACTTGAAGTCGTACTGGATCCTGTGCGAAATTGTGGAACTACAGGAACAGCAAGTGTTCTTATAGGTAATGCTAATAAAACCAGCAGCCAAAGTCTAGTCAATCGTAATAGTGACTTTAGTAGATCCTATACAAGATGTACCCGACCCACCAGCAGTACAAGTATGAACTCCTGATGATAATGACGTAAGAGCTAAATTCCCCGCAGTTCCTCCCGAAGCCACTGTTGTCGTTCCACCTAATACTGGTAATGCTGCTATACCACTAGAAGGAGTTACAGCAGATGGTGTAGCATCGCCCATAATTACCGATTCTGTTTTTGAGAAGGCCGAGCCACTTTGAGTCACTGAGGTATCAGTTTGTATCATCGCTGGAACGCCATTACTTAACGAACCAACATTAAGTCCACCAATCTTTCCTGATGTTGTTGTATCTCCTACAGTTACAGATGGGGTAATATTGTTTCCGCTTAAAGAATAGGTCGTACCCACTTTTTGAGTAGTTACAAAGGGCATATCTACGGTAATTTGGGCAGAGGTTACAAATTCCTGTTTTATGTCGGCAAAAGCAGCCGTTGGTAAGAATAGAAGTAAAGTAAACAGTTTTTTCATTTGATACCTACTTTGTTTTTACTATTATCTACTATTTTAGGAGGATTTCCGTTAGCTGTGCCACCTTTCTTCTGTCCGACTGATATACCATAACTTCCTAACACACCGCTGACTAAGCCTGCGGTGAAAGCTCCATCAATTCTTACCTTTCCCATGTAGCCAAGAGTCATCATTGATAAACTCCAAGTCAAGATTAGAAATCTGACACTATGACCAAAGAGTTCACCCCAGTCAAAACCTTCTTTCTCTTTTTCTTCTTCAGCCATAATAAAAAAACTGCCTTAGTGTGAGGAGTAAGCTGATGACCATTGCTTAATTAGGCAGCTATGTGCCAAATGTAGCAATTATTGGTATGTTTGGAAAGTAACACAATAAAACAATGTCAAAGTTTCTAATTAATCTGTTTATCAAGTTTGGTAAAAGTGAATCTCTACGCAAGGCAGCGTTAAACCTTTTGAAAGATCTTGCCAAAAAATCTGATAATGATGTGGATGATGCCATTGTCAAGATGATTGAAGAAAAACTCTTTCCCGTAAAATGAAAAGAAAATTCCTGAACATCGAGATAGAAGACGCTCCATTAGAGCTTGAACTATCGGTGGAACAAAGATGCCGTGACATTCTTGCCTCTGATGATATCTACAGCATCAAACGGTATTGCACTCATCTGGTAAGGCATCAAATGAAACAGGATGTATTTCTTGCATCTCTACTAGGTCGTCTTATAGAACTTGAAGCCCAAATAGTGATCAGTGAAAGAAAAACAAAACGTAAAAATTTATTTAAGAAGATGAAACGTTTTTTTCGTATTGCTTAATTTCTTCATCTGTAAAATCTTTTACTAACAATTTTTCAATCTTATCAATCTCAAAATTAAACTTCAGGATTGATGTTTTAATGTGTTCAGTAACCCATGCACCATCTTTATTTACAACCTGGGCTTTATTTCTTTCATTAATAAAAACATAATGATCCTGACCTTTCAACTGGACATCTAATAAATTTTTTTCTAAATTTTTACGTCTAATTTCTTTTAACTTTCTAAGTTTTTTTGAATCACTCATTTTCCAGTTCTGCTATCCTTTTATTTATAGCATCATATCTTACACAATATTCCTTAAGATCTAACCGTTCAAACCAGAATTTTTTCTGTAATTCTGCAAGCTGGTCGTAATAGTTTTTTATCAGGTCTTTGTTGGTTTGCTCCATAATTTTATGAGAAGTTCAAGCTCAGCAACCCTTTTCCTGGCTGCTGCAATTTTTTCGGCTGTTGTCATAAATAAAAAAGGGGTCTTATATGAAATCAAATCGGTATCCGTCTTTCGTTACCTAAAGGACTTAGATGAACCAATACATTGAAGGAACTTAATCCGAGCATTGGGAACTCAGATACCATAAGATTTCAATGCCCCTATAAATCAGGCTGGTACTGCTTCTGAGTTTCTACTCTTCACAGGTAATGTAAAGTCATTCACTCTTACCTGAATAGATGCTCCAGCACTGCCATCTCTTTTCTCAAAAATATTCAAATTACCAGATCCTGTCACAGTAATCTGACTGCCTTTCTTTATATAGTCCATGACAACATCTCCTCGGTTGCCCCATACAGTGCAATCAACTTGAACAGTTACATCTTGGATGTCTGTAAGTAATCTGAAGTTTGTAACTTTAGTACCTTGAGAAGTTTCCTTCTGTACTGGGTCTGAGGCTAGGTTGCCAACGGCTGTGATGCTTAACATGATAATTTAATTAGTCAGGGTTGTTAGATTTGTTCTGCCAATCCTCAATATCTAATCGGTTGTACCGAATAGTGTTATTGAGGATGACAGTCCATTTCGGGCCACTAGGATGACCTTTGCGAGTTTTGGTTCTCCAAAGTCGCACAGTTTGAGGTTTTACACCAAGCTCTTCAGCTAATTGATCTGAGGTTAT